GAAGCGTTGGCCGCGCAGCCGCAAGGATGGGTTCCGGCCTGTGTTATCCGCTGCGAGTACTTGACTCCCGGGCAGCCTATAGAGTCGAAGCTTGGCCGGCTGCGGCGGGTGGGAGAGAACCTGGGGCGGGTGCGCTATTACCAGCACCTTCGGCTGGCACGGGTGCATGTGGCTGGCTGGCTGCGACTGCCGTTTGACGAAAAGACCGAGGCTGTAGCCGTAGCTGACGGCATCGAGCAAGAGGCCGTGGCGCGGCGAGCGTGAGGGTGTTGTGTAATTACAAAATGCATGTTCTGATGGCATCGTGACCATCGCGTCACGCTCCGAAACCCGCCCCTCCCCGGCGGGTTTTTTGTTGCCCTCAGGCAACCCGGCCGGCTGCGTTACCCCTGACGCGGACCGGCCCCCCATTCATTGGTCGGTAGCTCAATCTGGCAGAGCGCCGTGCTCCAAACTCGGTGGTTGCAGGTTCAACTCCTGCCCGGCCAGCCACATTCAATTTGCCGCGATGCCCGTAGGTTCGATGGCCGGGAAGTGCTAAGGCAGGCGTCCGGCGCGGCAAGCCCACAAGGCAGACCATGAGCTACCCCGACGACAACCCGAAAACGGCCGTCGGGGCGACGAAAGTGCCTCTGCACCTCGTTCCGCCCGTGGCATCGCACTACATGGCGCTGGCGTTCAAGGACGGTGCGGTCAAGTACGGCCCATACAACTGGCGCGAGCACATGGTCAGTTCGTCGGTGTACTACGGTGCAGCGCGGCGGCATCTGGACTCATGGTGGGACGGCGAGGACGTGTCGGCGGATGCGCTGGTTCACCATTTGGGCCACGTCATGGCCTGCTGCGCCATTCTGCTGGATGCGCTGACGGTCGGGAAGCTAAACGACGACAGGCCGATCAAGGGCGCGGCGGCGTACCTACAGGCGCAGTACGCGGCCCCGGCCCAGCCTTTGGCTCCAATCCCCGAGCCCGCCGAAGTCCTGCGCGACCGCCTGGAATCGGCTGACGACGATACGGCGGCTGCGTGAAGTGCCCGAAGTGCCCCGGCGAGCGCGCAACTCGCAATGGCTCTGGCCGGTGCCATTGTCCGGACTGTGGCAAGTACAGCACTCTGCCTCCCGCAAGCCTGTCTGACCCGGACAACTTGCCGGCCGGCCTAAAGCTTCGCGGCACGTCCACCTTGACGGACATGCGCACGGGCGAGTCCGTGCTGCAATGGACGAAGACGACTGCGGATGACGCGGCCCGCGAGGCGGGTATGCTCGCCGGCATCCAGGCGATGGGTGAGAAGTTGCCCCGCGAGAAGCCGCGGCCGGCTCCAAAGCGCTGCCGCGTTGACCTGTTGAACCAGTACACGATCACCGATTACCACCTGGGCATGCTGGCCTGGGGCGAGGAAACCGGCGCGGACTGGGATCTGAAGATCGCGGAAGACACGCTGGTCAACTGGTTTGCGGCGGCGATCGAGCAGGCGCCATGCGCTGCGGTCGCGGTGTTCGCCCAGCTAGGAGACTTCCTGCACTGGGATGGACTGGACGCTGTAACCCCGGCGCACAAGAACCTGCTTGACGCCGATACGCGGTTCCAAAAGCTGGTTCGGGTGGCTATCCGGGTGATCCGCCGGGTGATCAACATGCTGCTCGGCAAGCACGAGCGCGTGATCGTCGTGATGGCCGAAGGCAACCATGACCCGGCCAGCTCCATCTGGCTTCGCGAGTGGTTGGCGGCGATCTACGAGGACGAGCCCCGCGTCAGTGTGGATGTGTCTCCGGACCCGTACTACTGCGTAGAGCACGGCCTGACCGCCTTGTTCTACCACCACGGGCATAAGAAGAAGCTCGCCCAGGTCGATACGGTCTTCGCCGCCAAGTTCCGCGAAGTGTTCGGCCGGACCAAGTACGCCTATGCGCACACGGGCCACCTTCATCACGACGAGATCAAGGAAACCAACCTGATGATCGTCGAGCAGCACGAGACGCTGTCGGCGCCGGACGCATTCGCGTCGCGTGGCGGCTGGATGTCCGGTCGCAGCGCCAAGGTCATCACGTATTCCAGCCAGTTCGGCGAAGTGGGCCGGGCGCGCATCTCGCCGCAAATGCTGGAGGCAGCATGAGCCGCGACGCACTGATCCCTGACGGCGCCGCCTATGTTCCTGACGCCGATGCCCTGTGCGAACAATTGGGCGTCGTGAGCCTGAATGTGTACGACGGCCACGTTTACGCGGTGAAGCGCGACGGCAGCGAATCCCTGTTGACTGAGCTGCTGGCAAAGGCCAATCGGCCCGAGGTCGAGACATCCGGCGACGGCAAGGTCGCCCAATTCAAGCCGGCCCCGCGCCGCACTGACTGACGCGAGGAAGGGCATGTTCGATCGAGGTTCCCAAGCTGCCGATTTGGTAGGTGCAGCCGCGCGCATCGTTCCTACTGGAGCGCTTGCCGTCGCAACCGCCGTACGGGCCATTGATCCCCAGTGGGTCATTGCCATCCCGGCCGCGGCGCTTGCGGTCTTGCAGATTGCGCACCTCCTCTGGAAATGGCGCAGGGATTCGCGCAAGCCATGAACAACTTCGATGCCGCTTTCGCCGACCTGATCGGCAACGAGGGCGGCTACAGCAACAATCCCGCCGATCCTGGCGGCGAAACGATGTGGGGCGTCACGGCTCGCGTAGCCCGCGCCCATGGCTATACCGGTTCGATGCGCGACCTGCCGCTGAGCTTCGCTCGCGCTATCGCCAAGGCCGAATACTGGGATTCCTACCATTGCGACGACATGCCGGCGCAGGTGGCGTTCCAAGTGCTGGACGCTGCCTACAACGGCGGTCATCCAGCCCAATGGCTACAGCGCGCGGTAGGCGTGGCAGAGGACGGGGTGATCGGCCCTGCGACCCTTGCCGCGGTGAAGGCCGCCGACCCGGACGACGTGTGCCTGCGGTTCGACGCCTACCGCCTGCAATACCTGACTGAACTGAAGACCTGGCCCGACTTCGGTCGAGGCTGGGCGCGCCGCATTGCGGCAAACATGCTGAGGGCTTCCCAATGAACGTACGCGCCAAGTTCCGCTGCACTTCGGTCACTTCCTACGAGGGCGGATCGAGCCATCGCCGGTACACCTTCTGCGCCGTTGGCGCCGACCATGTGCCTGAGAACCAGCGGTTCCACAAGGCAACGCCGTCCGGAACGCTGGAAATCTACGTGGACAATCCGGCAGTCAGCTTCGAGCCGGGCAAGTCGTACTACCTCGACTTCTCCCCCGCGGACTGACGGCAATGAGCCTTACCGGACTGGGCGAAGTCGCCGACCTCGCCGGCACCATCGTCAACAAGATTTGGCCGGATGCCTCGCAGGCACAGAAGGACGCGCTCGCGTTCCAGTTGGCCCAGATGCAGGCCCAGACCGACACCAACAAGGCCGAGGCGGGCAATGCGTCCGTGTTCGTCGCCGGCTGGCGCCCCTTCATCGGCTGGGTATGCGGCTCGGCGTTCGCCTGGACGTTCGTCATCGGCCCGATGGTGAGCTACGCGGCCAAGCTCGCCGGCATCACCGTGCAGCTTCCCGTGCTTGATCTGTCTGAGCTGACCCCGGTGCTGCTTGGCATGCTGGGCCTGGGCGCCATGCGGACGGTCGAGAAGGTCAACGGCATCAAGGCGGGACACTGACATGCGCGATGTGACGAGCTTCATCCGCTCCACCACCGACTGCATCGAGCAGACGGGCCGAGTCATCGACCGGGACGGTATCTGATGGACGCACTCCAATTCGCTTATTGGCTGCAAGGCTTCGCCGAGCTGCACGGCCAGCCGCCGACCAAGGCGCAGTGGAAGGTCATCAACGACCATCTGCAACTGGTGTTCCAGAAGGTCACGCCGGTCCGTTTTACGACGCTCGGACCTGATCTGACCAAGGGCGCGACCGCAATAGCTGACGTCGCGCGTGCTTTTCCGCTCGGAGCCGTCAAGTGCTGATCGGTTCTGACACCAAGGGCGGCTGACGTGCTGCTCGCTGCGGTCGTCTATGCGGCTGGCTTCGGCTTCACCGCCGGGGCAACCAACAAGCTTGGCGAGCGCAATCCCGGTACCAAGGGCGACAGCTTCACAGGAAGCTCCGCCCTGGACATGTGGGTATGCACCCTCTGGCCGGTGACTTGGGTGATCTGGCTGCCGTACCAACTGGGCAAGAGGCTATTCCGATGAACGCCGAACGCATCCTCCTGTTCTTCGGCGGCCTGTGCTGGGTCGGCCTCGTCCTTCTGCTGATCCTGTGGGACGGCAAGCCGCGGAAGGAGCCGGTTGAGCCGACCGTTCCTGCTAACCGTGTAGTGACGCATGACTGACCAAGCCAAGCTCCGCGCCGACCTGACAGCGGACAGGGCCGCACAGATGCCGGTTAGTACCTCGCCGAGGCTCGGGCAGTACGAGCGCAAGGCGTAAGCGTTAGCGGCGTCCGGGTGACGCCCCAAATTTTGGAGGGGCGGCCAGGTGCCGGCCTAGACACTATGGCCCTGACACCGAAACAGGAGCGGTTTTGCCAGGTCTATATCCAGACTAGTAACGCCAGCGAGGCTTACCGGTCGGCCTACAACGCCGGAGGCATGAAGCCCGCCACGATCACCAAGCGAGCCAGTGAGCTACTTGGGAACGGGGATGTAGCGGGGAGGCTGGCGGAACTTCGCGGGGCGGTAGCCACCACGCATGGCGTGACCGTTGCGAGCCTGATTGCAGAGCTTGAGGAAGCTCGAATGATCGGCAAAGAGCGCGGTCAGGCATCCGCGATGGCTGCGGCCACGATGGGCAAGGCCAAGCTAGCAGGCCTGGACAAAGACGCGGGCGATCCCGACGAAGGCGAGCCCAAGCCCGTCAAGGTGGTGGTCGAGGTTCGCGACGCCCGCAAGCCCGATGCCGACGCTTAACGTACCGCAGGCGCGCTTTCTAGCGATGCCTCACAAGTTCCGTGCTTACGTAGCCGGGTTCGGATCGGGCAAGACCTGGGCTATCTCGGCGGGGGCCTGCAAGCACTACTGGGAACATCCCAAGGTCAACCGCGGCTACTTCGCGCCGACCTACCCGCAGATCCGGGACATCTACTACCCGACGATCGAGGAAGTGGCCCACGACTGGGGGCTCAAGGTCAAGATCGCCGAGGTCAACAAGGAGATTCACTTTTACTCGGGGCGGACCTATCGCGGCACGACCATCTGCCGCTCGATGGAGAAGCCCGAGAGCATCGTCGGCTTCAAGATCGCCCGGGCTGACATCGACGAGCTGGACACGCTACAGATCCGCAAGGCTGAGCAGGCGTTCCGCAAGATCATTGCTCGCCTGCGCCTAAACTTCGACGGCCTGAACGGCGTGGACGTGGCGACGACGCCCGAGGGCTTCCGGTTCACCCACGCGCAATGGGTCAAGGCGGTCCGCGAGAAACCATCGCTGGGCGACATGTACGGCATGGTGCAGGCCAGCACCTACGACAACGAAACGAACCTGCCAGCGGACTACATCCCGAGCCTGCTGGCGAGCTATCCGCCGCAGTTGATCGAGGCGTACCTCAACGGGCAGTTCGTCAACCTGCTGAGCGGGACGGTCTACCACCAGTTCAGCCGCACCTTAAACGCCTGCACCGATGTCCTGGCCGATGGCGAGGCGGTGCATGTCGGCATGGACTTCAACGTCGGCAAGATGTCAGCGATAACCCATGTGATCCGCGATGGCCTGCCGCGTGCAATCGATGAGATCACCAAGGGCTACGACACGCCGGACATGATTCGCCAGATCAAGGAGCGGTACTGGCTGCACGACGGCAACGCCTACCGCAAGTCGCGGGAAATCACGGTCTACCCGGATGCTTCGGGCGGCTCGCGCAAGTCGGTCAACGCTTCGGAGACGGACATCAAGCTACTGCGCGACGCCGGCTTTCGGGTGTCAGCGCCGGACGCCAACCCGCCCGTGAAGGACCGCATCAACTCGATGAACGCGATGTTCTGCAACGCCGCCGGACAACGCCGATACAAGGTCAACGTGCAGCGCTGCCCGACCTACGCCGACCACCTTGAGCAACAGGTGTGGTCGGATAACGGTGAGCCGGATAAGACGGCCGGCAACGACCACACGAACGACGCAGGCGGCTACTTCATCCACCGCATGTTCCCGCTCATCAAGCCGACCGTGTCACGCACGGTTTCGCTCACCCACATGGCCCGCTGATGCTATCGACGCTCACCCGACTGATCGAGCAGGATAAGGACCTGCCGCAGCGCGCCTGGACCATCGATGTGCTGTCGCGCGTGCTGGATGGCACGATCTACGACGTTTTGCCGCATGAGTTCCACGAGGAGCACAACGACGCGGGCGAGTACATCAAGCAGCGCCAGCGCCGCCCGAGCGTGCGCACCGGCCTGATCCGCACGGTTGTCGAGGACAGCGTGAGCCTGCTGTTCAGCGAGGGGCATTTTCCGTCTGTCCAGTGCGACGACGAAAAGGTGAAGGAGGCGCTGGGGGCTGTCGAGAAGGATGCCAAGATCAACCAGGTACTGATCGACGCTGCGACACGCGGCTCGGTGGGCAGCGTGGCCGTGCTGGTGCGCTTCTTGTCCAAGCGGGTGTTCTGCAGCGTCATGGACACGCGCTACCTCACGCCGACGTGGAATCCCGCCGAGCCGGACAAGCTGCTTAAGGTCACGGAACTGCGCAAAGTGACTGGCGCGCAGTTGGAGGGGGCCGGCTACACGGTCGCGAAGGACGATCTGAGCGCGGTGTTCTGGTTCAAGCGCGAGTGGAACGTTACCCGCGAGGTGTGGTTCCAGCCGTGGAAGGTTGCCGACGAGCGCCCGGTGATCGTCGAGGACGCCGATCGCACCACGACGCATAGCCTGGGCTTCGTGCCGATGGTGTGGGTCAAGAACCTTCCCGGTGGCGATGAGATCGACGGTGCGGCGACCTTCGGCGTCGAAGCGATCAACACTGTGATCGAGGCCGATTACCAGCTCTCGCAGGCTGGCCGCGGGCTGACCTACAGCTCCGATCCCACACTGCTCATCAAGGAGCCGGCGGGCGTCGACGAGGGCGCCCCGATGGTGCGCAGCGCCAGTAACGCTATCGTGGTGGACAAGGACGGGGACGCCAAGCTGCTGGAAATCAACGGCAGCGCGTCCGAAGCCGTCATCAAGTATGTGGAAAAGCTTCGCGAGTTCGCCTTGGAGCGCCTGCACGGCAACCGCAGCAGCGCGGACAAGCTGAGCGCGGCGCAGTCGGGCCGGGCGCTGGAGCTGATGCATCAGGCGCTGATCTGGCTGGCCGACAAGCTGAGGTCGAGCTATGGCGAGGGCGCCTTGCTGGACATCTACCGTATGGTGATTGCCGGCAGCCAGAAGTACCCGCTGACCATTCGTGGCGTCACCTACGGGCAGCTGACGCCCAACGCCGACATTTCCCTCAACTGGCCGGCCTGGTTCCCGCCGACCGCCGATGACCGCAGCACGATTGCCACGGCTATCAAGACCCACATCGACAGCGGCACGATGAGCACGGAAACGGCCGTGCAGGCCATCGCCGACGACTACGACATTGAAGATGTCACCGCCGAAATCGCCCGGATCGACGCCGAACGTCAGAAGAAGCTGGCCGAGCTGACCGCGGCGAAAGGCAAGGCATCCGAAACGATCTAACCCACCGCTGATGCGGTGATTCCCTAGGCCCGCTCGATGCGGGCCTTTTGCATTGGAGAAGCCTCGATGGCCGATCAAGACCCCACCCCCGCACCCGCTCCGGCTCCCGCACCGCAACCGGAAGTGTTCAGCAAGGAATACGTGAAGGAGCTGCGCGCCGAAAACAGCGGCTGGCGGCTCAAGCACAAGGAAGCGTCCGACGCGAAGGAGGCGGCAGAGGCCGCCGCCAAGGCCGCCGCAGAGGCCGCAGAGGCCAAGGTCTCGGAAGTCACCAAGAGCGCCGAGCAACGCATCATCCGATCGGAGCTGAAGGCTCACGCAGTCAAGGCCGGCATCGTGGACCTCGACGGTCTGAAGCTGGTCGAGCTGTCCGGCGTCAAGCTGGACGAGAACGGCGATGTCGTCGGCGCTGATGCGCTGATCGAATCGCTGAAGAAGGCTAAGCCGTATCTGTTCGGCACGCCGGCCAGTAGCACCACGCAAGCGGCACCGTCGAAAGACCCGCCGCCGGCCAAGAAGGCCACCGAAATGTCAGCCGAGGAATACGCCGCCGCAAGGGCTGCGCTCACCAAGCGCTGAGCACCACATGCACGACCCATCGGGAGCAGGCCTCCAGGGGAAATCAGCCCATTCCCCCACTAAGAGAGGCCCATCATGGGTATTCAGAACTTCCCGGCTGCGCTGCAGCCGATCATCCAGCAGGGTTTCCTGGAGCGCGAGTTCCACGACGGCCTGCAGTCCAAGCTCGGCTTCCGCTCGATCGCCGACCGCGAGTCCTTCGCCAACGCCATCGGTGAAACCATCACCAAGACCCGTCGCGGCCTGAAGGCGGCGGCTACCACCGCCATGTCTCCGTCGTCCAACACCAACCTGGACAACGGCCTGACCCCGACCGGCTGGACCGTCGAGCAGTACCAGCTGGCGATCAACCAGTACGGCGACTCGATCGACCTGAATATGGTCACCTCGCGCGTCGGCATCGCCTCGCAGTTCCTGCAGAACGCGAAGGTCAACGGCGAGCAGGCGATGCGCACCCTCGACACCCTGGCCCGCGATGCGCTCTACAACCAGTACCTGGGCGGCAATACCCGCGTCCGGACCACGCTGGGCGCTCCGGCGGCGACCATCTCGGTCGATGACATCCGCGGCTTCCAGAGCGTGTTCGTCAACGGCCAGCTGGTACCTGTGAGCGGCACCAACACCCTGAGCGTGACCGTGGGTGCGGACGTCTACACCCTGGTCGGTGCGACGGCGGACGGTTCCAACGTATCGACCGCTCCCAGCGGCATCAGCGGCACCCTGACCTTCAGCGGCAACGTGACCGTCGCCGATGCCACGGCGGGCAATGCGGTGCAATCGGCGGTTGCTCCGGTGGTGATCCGCAGCGGTGGCCGTGCCACCACGGCAGCCCTGACCACGGGCGACACCCTGAAGATGCTGGACGTGCTGTCGGGCGTGGCCCAGCTGCGCGACAACGGCGTGCCGGACATCGGCGGCTCGTACAACTACTACGCCGACAACACGCAGATCCTCGGGCTGTTCAGCGATTCCAACTTCCAGACCCTGTACCGCGGCGCCTATGGCTCGGCGGAATACAAGCAGGGCCAGGTGTTCGAGCTGCTGGGTGCGCGCTTCATCCCGACCAACCTGGCTCCGCAGCAGACTCTGGCGGGCAAGAAGATCCGCCGCGGCATCCTGTGTGGCCAGGGCGCACTGATCGAGGGCGACTTCGAGGGCATGGGTCAGTCGGACGTGGCCGGCGACAACGCTCTGATCAGCCGCGTGGATGAAGTCTGCATGGTCACGCGCGAGCCGCTGGACCGCCTGCAGCAGATCATCGCGCAGTCCTGGTACTGGATCGGCGGTTTCTGCGTTCCGACCGATACCACCGCAAACACCAACGTCATCCCGACCGCGAGCAACAGCTACTACAAGCGCGGCGTGGTGTTCGAGTCGCTGTAAGGCACCACTTGCGGGGCGGCATAGGGTCGCCCCGCTTTTTTCCGGAGGGATACATGGCAAAGCCACGCAAAGAGCAGGGCGAGCAGGGCGCGGTTCGCCTGCTGGCGCCCTACCGCTTCTACGACGAGGACGGCCAGATGCGCGAGTGGTTCGCCGGCCAGTGCGTCGAGGGCGATGATGCGGCCCTGCTGACTGAGCGCCAGGCGCCGGTCGAGGCGGTCTGACATGGCATTCACCGATCAGGAGCGCGTAGACATCCGCCGGTTCTGCGGCTACCCCTTGTTCGGTGGCACGCCGCAATCGTTCCAGTCCTACCGCTTCTTCCAGTCCTACGGCACGCTTGAATACCGCCTGACGAACCTGTCGGCTGAGGAGGAAACCACGCTGCGCACCACGTACCTGACCGGCCCCAACAATCTCTACACGTTGGAGCAGGCCATCACGGGTGCGACGGCGAACCTTGATACCGACGCCGCCGCAGTCTGGACCCACAACAAGAACGAGGTGCGCGACCGCGTGCGCCTGTTCAACTATTCCTGCCGCCGGCTGATGCGGTTCCTTGGTGTCCCGCCGGGGCCGAACTACGCCGCGGATAGCGGCACCATCCCGCTGGTGGTCTGATGGACGGCGCCACGCTCCAGGCCCGCGTGTACTACGGCTACACGCAGGCAGCCACGCGCATTGGCCTGTCGTTCGACCAGTACCGGCCAACGACAGCCGTCAACGCACTGAGCGCCGGCTACAAGCTGCGCAGCCTTCCGGCGAGCTTTAACGTGCAGGACATGGCCTACGGCAAGGCCAGCGCCTACGGCAAGCCAGTCTGGTTTTGCCTAGCCGATGGGCGTCTGCTGGCTCCAGGCGACTACCTGACCGGCAACGGCTTCACCTACTTCATCGCAGCCATGGAACCGCTGCTGCCGATTGCGGCGGTGCTGTGTAACCGCGTGGTGAATGTCTATCGACCCCAGCAGGAGCCGGGCCTGGGCGCAGTGGCCTACGGCGGTAACACGGCAGGCAATCAAACCGCCATCGTCACCACGTTCCCCGCTTCCATCCTGCTTTCGACAAAGGCGGAAAAGGGTCCAGTGAACCTGCCGGGCGACGTGCGCTCCGGCTGGGCCACGTTGCTGCTGCCCTTGATCCCGGGCGGCGTGACGATTATGAACCACGACGTGGTGACCGACGACCTGGGCGGCCGCTACGTGATTTCCAGCGCGGAGCTATCGGAGTTGGGCTGGCGGATCAACATGATGGAGGCCGAAACCTGATGGCCGACATCGAGGATGTATCCGACGCGCTGGTATCGCTGATCGCTGGCGTGATCTATCCCAACGGGACAGGGCAGGCGGCCATCACGGGCCTTCCCACGCTCATCTATGCCGGCTGGCCGCAGTCGTCCCAGCTCGACGCGGACATGGCTGGCTTCACCAATGGCAAGGGCGGGCGGATTCACGTCACGATGTTCCCGACCGCCACCGAAAAGAACAGCACGCGGTACTTCACCGACTACCAGCAGGGCAGTGCGCCCACGCCGTCCATCTCGCTGTCAGTGAGCGGGCAGACAGTGACCTTGGCCGGGACGGTCAGCACGCCGCAGAACGTGGGACTGATCGTCAGCAATGCCGCCTACACCTACGCAGTGCAGGCCGGCGACACGCTGGCCACTGTTGCCGCGGCACTGGCGGCACAGATCACCGGGGCTACGTCATCGGGTGCAGTCATCACCTTGCCGGCGACCAGTACAGTCACGGCGGCACGCTCCGGCACAGCAGCCACGGTGCAGCGTCTGACCCGCACCACGCAGCGCACCATGCAGATAACCGTCTGGGCCGACACCCCCGACCACCGGAAGGCCACCGCCAAGGCGATCGACAACGCCCTGTCCGGCACTGAATGGCTTTCCCTGGCCGATGGCACCGGCGGCCGGGTGATCTATGTCGCCTCGCACATCGACGACATGGTGCAAAAGGCCAACCTGTACCGGCGCGACCTCATGTACTCGGTCGAGTATTCGACCACGCAGAGCGCGAACGCGACCGAAGTGATCGTGACGCAAGAAAACGACAGCATCACCGGCCCGGACGGCAACGCCGTGCAGGCATCCACCCTCTACCAGTGAGCCGCCCATGAAGATCCTGACCGTTGTATCCGCGTTCGGCGATTACGCCCGCGGCTCCCAAATCACCGATGCGCAGGAAATCGCCCGCGTGCTGGAAAGCCACCCCGCCAGCGTGGTCGCCAGCGAGCAGCCCGATCCGCCCAAGCCTGAGCGCAGCAAGTCCGACTGACCGCCACCCACCGCAAGCCCTGACGCCCGCCTCGCGGGCTTTTTTATGCCCGGAGATTCCCCATGACTCAGATCGTCCAGAGCGGCCAGATCAACACCACGGCCTTGCTCGTGCCGGACCTGTATGTACAGGTCATCCCGCCCGCCGTCAGCCAGTTGAACGGCGTCCCGACCAACGTGCTTGGCGTGGTCGGCACCGCCACCTGGGGTCCGGTCAACGCCCCGACCGTCGTCAGCAACATGGCTGATTACGCGCGCCTGTTCGGCGCCATCCAGAACCGCAAGTACGACCTTGGCACAGCCATAGCCGCCGCGGTCCTGCAGGGCGCCAACAACTTCCGCGCGGTGCGCGTCACCGATGGCACGGACGTAGCGGCAAGCGTCATCGTGCAGACCAACTGCATCACCTTCACCAGCATCTACACGGGCACCGGCGGCAACACGCAGACGGTGCAGATCGCTACCGGCAGCGCCGCCAACAGCTTCAAGGCCATCGTTTCCATGCCGGGCCAGGCGTCGGAGGTGTTCGACAACATCTCGGGCAGCGGCGCTACGTTGTGGGCCAACATAGCCTCTGCGATCAACAACGGCCAGTACGGCTTGCGCGGCCCCTCCCGCCTGATCGTCGCTTCGGCTGGCGCGGGCATCACCGCGCCGACGCTTTCGAGCTACTCGCTGGCCGGCGGCACGGATGGCGCGACAACGATCACCGGCACCGTTCTTGTCGGCACCGATACCGGCACCCGCAAGGGCATGTACGCCCTGCGCGGCACTGGCGCCAGCATCGGCGTGCTTGCCGACTGCGACGACTCCACTACCTGGACGACGCAGGTCAGCTACGGACTGTCCGAAGGCACCTACATGATCGGCGTCGGCCCGGCGGGCGACACCATCTCCAATGCGACCAGCGCCAAGTCCACGGCCGGGATCGACTCCTACGCCTTCAAGCTGATGCTGGGCGACTGGGTGTACTTCAACGACACCGTGAACGGCGTGGTCCGGCTGGTATCGCCGCAGGGCTTCATCGCGGGCCTGCTCGCCAACCTCGCTCCGCAAGAGTCGAGCCTCAACAAGCAGCTGTATGGCGTGGTCGGTACCCAGCGCAGCTATGCCAACCAGGTCTATTCGACCGCTGAGCTTCAGTTGCTCGGTGCCGCTGGCATCGACGTGATCGCCAACCCGATCCCGGCGGGCGCGCAGTTTGGCGCTCGCTTCGGTCACAACAGCTCCAGCAACACCGGAACCAACGGCGACAACTACACCCGGATGACCAACTACCTGTCGTCCACCTTCGGCGCCGGCATGGGCCGCTTCGTCGGCAAGCTGCAATCGACCCTGCCGACCGACCCGGTACGCCGCCAGGTCAAGGCCACGCTCGATTCCTTCCTGCAGGCGATGTTCGACGGCAAGCAGGTCGATTCGTGGTCCGTGCAGTGCGACCTGAACAACAACTCGATCTCGCGCATCGCCGCCGGCTACCTGCAGGCGGATGTGCAGGTGAAGTACCTGAGCGTCGTCGAGAAGTTCCTGCTGAACATGCAGGGCGGCCAGAACGTCAGCGTCAACAAGCAGCAGACCGCCACCGTCGCCTAACAGTACCCGTCCCTAGCCCAGCACTGTGCGGGGCTTTTCATTTCCGGAGATTCCCCGATGCCCTTCAACGACTTTTCCATCGGCAAGGACGTGGTGCTGGATGTCATCACCCCGTCCGGCGTGCTCAACCTCCCGGTGACCACCACCGGCTTCGAGGCCAAGCCCGAGTACAACAAGCTCGCGTCTGTTGGCCTCGATGGCATCAACCGCGAGGCATCGATTCCCAAGGGCTGGCGCGGCACCATCACGCTGGACCGGCGAAATAACGTCGTCGACGCCTTCTTCGCGCAACAGGAAGCTGGCTACTACGCCGGCCAGAACGTTCTGACCGGCAGCATCACCGAAACCATCCAGGAAGCGGACGGCTCGGTCAGTCAGTACCGCTATGTCGGTGTGTCGCTCTCCTTCGAGGAAGCCGGCAAGAAGTCTGGCGACAGCAAGATCGAGCAGACCATCGGCTTCTTCGCCAGCCAGCGCCAGCAGGTGGCGTAATGGGTGACCTAAGGGTTGAAGTGACGCCATCGGCCGAGCTGCTTGCCGCGGCGAAGCAGGAAGCGGAAGTCATCGATGCACGCGCCCGCGTCATCAAGCTGCGCAAGCCTGGGGTACTGGCCCAATACCGCCTGGTGGAAACGCTGGGCGAGTCTGCCAGCAACCAGGTCTACATGGGCATGGTGCTGCCGCTGATCTACGTCGCCAGCATCGACGGGGCGCCAGTCAGTGCGCGCAACAAGATGCAGATCGAGGCGCTGATCCAGCAGCTCGACGAGGATGGCATCAAAGCGGTGATGGAAGGTGTCACGGAGCACTTCGGCAACCCGGACCCGGAAGCTGACAAGGCGGCGCTAAAAAGCTAGCCACGTCGGCACCCATCCGGGAATGCCTCTACCTCGTGAGCAAGGGCGTTCCGTTCGACGTGGCGTTCGGGCTGGATGATGTGACCCGGGCGGCCTTCACCATCAGCTTCAGCGAGATGGACGGCGCAACCTTCGACTGGCAGGCCATGCGCTTCGTGGAGCCCAAGTAATGCGCCACTTCGATTCGCTGGGCAGCTTCGCCGGGCACCTCCTGACACTGCAGGTCAAGGAAGTGTTGGCGCTGCATGAAGGGCTGAAGGTCTGCGCCAAGCATGTGGAGGCGACGGCCAAGGACGAAATCGGGTTCTACCAGCAGGCAGTTGGCCCGTTTCCGGCTTGGGCGCCACTGGCCGACAGTACCGAAGCGGAAAAAGCGCGGCTGGGCTATGAGCCGGATGCTCCGCTGCTTCGCAAGGGCGATTTGCGCGACTCGATCAGCCATCAAGTGGGGGCGCTGGAAGCGGTCATCGGAAGCCCTGACCCGGTGGCGCTGTATCAGGAAATCGGCACCCCGACGATTCCGCCGCGGCCCTTCCTCGGCCCCGCGGTGATCCATAACGGGGAGCGGATCAAGCGCATCCTCGGCGCGTCGGCATTCAGCGGACTCGTTGGCGCTGACCCGATCCATGCGGCGCTGGGGTATGAGGGCGAGGTTTCCTAGTCCCTAGCGGATCAGGGACCACAGAACCACCGCAAGCGCGCCGATCACTACCACTGAAAACACGAATACGGCGGCGCAGATCAGCGCCAGGCTGACCCGGACATACATCGGCATGGAGTGGCGCCAACTGACTCGTAGCGGCGGCGTCGAAGGCTCTTTCTCGCGCGGCAGTGGGTATTGCACCCGCTGCGAGCTATCCGCGCACCATTCCAACAAGCGTAAATAGAGAGTAGCCATGTTCGAAGCCTATTCCATCGGCGTACGCATCAGCCTAGTGAACCATGCTAGCGCCGGTCTGCTGGGCTTGTCACGGGCCTTCGTCCAGACGGAGCAGGACGCCAAGCGCCTACAGAAGCGCCTCGATTCGATCCAGAGCATGGCGATCAAGGGGGGCGCGCTACTGGGCGTTGGCGCGGCTGGGCTGACCGTTGTCGGAAAGATGATCAAGCCGGCGGCCGAGTACGCCCACCAGCTGCAGCTGATGAACGTCACCGGCATGAAGCACCTGGAAATCATCAAGGCGACGAAAGCTGCCTGGGACGCGGCCAAAACGGTTCCCACGGCCAACGCCGCCGAGAACCTGGCCGCCATCCGCGAGCTGCGCATGGTCTTTGGCGACACGGGCCACGCCATCCAATACATGCCTGTCGTCCAGCGGATGCAGGGCGTGCTGAGCAACCTGCTCGGCGGCAATGCAGGCGATCAGGCGTACACCATCGCCAAGGCGCTGGAAATGAAGGGCGCGGTGAAAGATCCGGGCCAGTTCAGCGCACAGGCGGACATGATCACCAAGGCCATGATCGCCTCGGGTGGCAAGGTGTCGGGCAATGACTTCCTCAGCGCGTTCAAGTACGGCCGCGCGGCGACGACTGGCTGGAACGACGCCTTTGCCTACACCATCCTGCCGACGCTCATCCAGGAGATGAAGACCAACGGCGGGAGCGGTGGCGGCTCGGGCGGCCCCGGTAATGCCCTCATGTCGATGTATGCCGCCGTGGTGGGCGGCACCATCCCGCAGAAGTCGCTCAAGGTGTGGGAAAAGCTCGGCCTGCTCGATCCGTCCAAGATCGTCTGGACCAAGACGCATTCGGCCAAGGGTGTCGAGCCGGGCGGCATCATGGGCTCGGCCATGTTCCAGGCCAATCCGTTCGAGTGGACGCAAAAGGTACTGGCACCAGCTCTCGCGAAGGCGGGGTACAACACACCTGAGAAGCAGAAGGAAGCGCTGCAATACCTGTTCCCGAATCGCACGTCGGGCTTCGTCGCCACGCAGATGCTTGAGCAGCCGTGGAAGTTCAAGCGCGACCAGGGGTTGATTGCGCAGGCGAGCGGTATCGACGCCTACAACCAGTTGCTTAAGAGCGACCCCATGATGGCCGAGATGGCGTTGCAGAAGCAGTGGAACAATCTGCAGGCGCAACTTGCCTTCACCATCATGCCCAAGCTCATCAAGGGCTTCACCTGGCTCACGGATGAGATGGAGAAAATGACGAAGTGGGCGAAGAACCATACGACCACCGTCAAGGTGTTGATGTGGTCCTTTATCGGCCTGTCGGCAAGCATGGCCTTCGGTGGTGCGGTCCTGCTCCTGGGCGCAGCCTTCCGCGGTTTGGGACTGGCTCTCGCCTTCAATGCCATCGGCGGTTCGGCTGGTGTGGTCCGGCTGGCCTCGTCGCTTGGAATCTTTGGAAAGGCGATGCTTTTCAGTGAGGTGGGCGGTGCAGGCGGCATCCTCTCGATCGGCAAGAGCCTGACCAGCGTCGTCGGCGCCCTTGGCCTGCTATCCCAAGCGGCTGGCGTGTTCGTTGCTGCCTATGCCGGCTGGAAGGCGGGCGGCTACCTATACGACAACTACTACGCGGGGACCAAGGCAGGCGATCGTATCGGAGCCATCGGTGCCCACGTCATGGCGTTCCTGGGCAACAGGGAGGCGCAGGCGTCGGTTGATCGCATGAACGGCCGCGGCCCTGTCAACCACACGGGCGACTTCCATGGCCTGCCGCCTAGCGTTGGTCCCCGGGGCGTGGTCCACACCACGATCAACATCGACGGGCGCAAGGTCGCTGAGGCAATCACCCCGCACCAGGCCCGCGCCGCCAGCCGCCCGCAGTCGGGCGTATCCGGCTTCGACCCGACCCGCTACCCGACGCCCGTGGGCGTGACGAGCAACTAATGGCGCAGACCCAAGTCACCCTCGGCGACATCACATTCGCCGGCCTGGAAGTGCCCGAGCGCATTGCCTTCGGTGGCGATCAGGCGCTGACCGTGCATGAGTTGGTCGGCGGTGTGCGCGTGGTCGATGCCATGGGCCGGCAGGACATGCCGCTGGAGTGGTCGGGCTACTTCATGGGGCCGACCGCGCTCGACCGGGCGCTGTACCTCAACACGCAGCGCATCCTCGGGCAGGGGCTGGTGCTTACCTGGTCGCAGCTGCGCTTCCTGGTGGTCATCCAGCGCTTCGATGCGCAGTTTGAGCTGGTGAATCGGCTGCCCTACCGGATCAGTTGCACAGTGGTCGAAGATCGAGCCACGCCAACCATGGCCGGCGCGGTGCCGGATATCGATGATCAGATGGCCGGCGACATGAACGCAGCGAATGCGCTAGGCACCAGCATTGGCGATAGCACGCTGTCCGGTCTGCTCGGCACGCTGGACACGGCGATCAAGGGCGTATCGACCTTCGCCAACGCGGCGCAATCGACCTTGAATGGTGTGCTTCAGCCCATCGCAGCAGTTAGGGCGCGCGTCGGCACTCTCGTATCGGCGGCCATCAACACCTCGCAGAATGTTTCGACCCTTGGTGGCCTGGCGCCGAATACGCCGTTGTCGCAGTCGGTCGCTAAGCTCGCCACGCAGGTCAACAGCTTCAACAGCCAGCCGGCGCTATTCAGCCTGCAGAACGTCATGGGACGTATGACTGCCAACCTTGGAAGCGTCTCGGGCAACGCGCGGACGGTCACGGTGGCCGGTGGAAACCTGTTCGACATCGCCGCGCAGCAGTACGGCGACGCGACCAGTTGGACCGCCATCGCCAAGGCTAACGGCCTGTCCGATCCAGTCGTGACCGGCGTGAAGTCCATCGTGGTGCCGACCAAGCCGGATACGGCCGGGGGCGTGCTTGGCTTCTGACATCCTCACGCTACCCACCGTATCGGTCGGAGGCGGCTCCGATCCGGCCTTCCAGAACGTGCGCCAGCCGCGCGGCATGGTGCGCATCAACGGCGCACCGGTGGCCGGCTGGCTGGATTTCGAGGTGGAGAGCAACGCCTACCGCGAGGCCGATACCTTCCGCGTGCAGTTTGCCCTGTCGGCGCTGGCTTCGCCCTACGATGCGGCCTGGTTCACGGCGCAGACGACCATCACCCTTGAGCTGCTGGCGGGCTTCCCGGCCAATCCGGACAGCTACGGCGCCAGCGAGCTGGATAGCCTCATTCTCGGCAACGTCGATCAGGTGAGTTTCGACCCGGTGCAGCGCACCATGGAGCTTTCCGGGCGTGACCTGACCGCCCTGCTGATCGACGCCAAGACGGCGGAGAAGTGGCAGAACCAGACCGCGAGCCAGGTAGCGACGACGCTGGCCCAGCGCCATGGCTTGACGCCCGTGGTCACGGCCACGACGGAAACGCTCGGCACCTTCTACCAGATCGACCACGTATCCACGACTTCGGCACAAACGGAGTGGGACTTCCTGGTGTGGATCGCGCAGCAAACGCAGTTCGTGGTGTACGTGAAGGGCAACGAGCTGCATTTCGAGCCGGCCCCGATCCCGGGCCAGGCACCGGTCTACCCGATCGACTGGACGGAAGCGACCGATACGCATCCATTTCAGGCCAGCGTGAAGCAATTGAGCTTCAGCCGCACGCTGACGGTCGGTAAGACGATCAGCGTCACGGTGCGCTCGTGGAACAGCAAGCAGGCTAAGGGCTTCAGCGCCAGCTACCCCAAGGCGCGGGTGCATGGCGGCTCGCCGGGCACCAAGGGCCAACCGATCCAGCAGTATTTCTACACGATTCCGAACCTGACGCAGGACCAGGCAATCAAGCGGGCGCAGGCGATCTACAACGACCTGATCAAGCACGAGATGCGCCTTAGCGCCTGTCTGCCCGCTGACAACCTGCTGACGATAGACAACGTGCTGCAAGTCTCCGGGACCGGAACCGAGTTCGATCAGGCGTACTACCCGGAGTCGATCACCCGCACCCTGTCTTTCCACAGCGGCTACGAGATGCGCATCGAAGCGCGCAACCATTCCAACGACGTGGAGCCGGCCCTGTGATGCGCGACATGCAGAACGCGATGCGGGCACAGGCGCTGCTCGCCAACCAGCAGCGGCAAAACTCGCGCCTCGGCATCGTCACCGGCTACGACCCGAACACCTACAGCGTGAAGGTGCAGTTCCCGCCGGACGCTTCGGAAACCGGCTGGATTCCACTGCAGGCGCTCTCCGTGGGAAGCGGCTGGGGTATCTACGCACCCCCGATGCTAGGCGATCAGATCGAGGTGCGCTTTCAGGATGGCGACCGGGATGCCGGCATCGCCGGGATGCGCCTGTTCGACAACCAGCACAACCCGGCCGCCGTTCCCTCAGGCGAGATGTGGCTGCTGCATAAGAGCGGCGCCTTCTTCAAGCTAACGACGGACGGGAAGGGCACGTTTTCCGATGGACATGGCGCCTCGGTGGCGGTGAACGGAGACGGCACGATCACCTCGGCCGGCACCTGGACCCATCAGGGCAGCTTGACCGTGCAGCAGAACCTGATTGTCACGCAGGATGCCGCGGTGAACGGCTCGACGACGGTCAAAGCGATCACCTCCAACGGTCATGACATAAGCAACACGCACAAGCACACGCTGGTGCAGCCCGGTACTGGCATCGGCGGCCCGCCGCAGTAGTAGCATCGGCGCACCTCAACCGATGGAGCTGGTTATGCGCTACCTCGTCGGGTTGGCGGCGTTTCTATGCGCCGCCAACGCCTTCGCTCAAGCTGCTCCCGAGAAAGCCCCGCCGCTCGCAGTGCGGCTGGAGATATATCGGAAGTTGGCCTACATGACTGATCGGGACTTTGCCTCGCTGAGCCCGCAGGAACAGCAGCAAGTCACATGCGACCAGCTTGCCGAAAAGATCGACATTGAACTGGACGCCGAGCGGAACGGATCGCACGGGTTCTACAACCTCGACGCGCTTCGCAGGGCAGGGCCGGACTACTGCCGGGCCTACTTGATGTCGATTCAGTAACCGCATCGCAAGCAACACCAAGGACCCCGCTCCGGCGGGGTTTTTTTATTGCTAGCAGCAGGAACCCCGCATGGCCCTCATCAACGACGCCAGTCAGTTCTGGGGCGGCGACCTGTCCGCGTCCCTGTCTCCGACCGGCGACATCCTGCCGGCAACTGGCACGGAGCGTGGGCAGCAACGCATCCTGCGCCGCCTGCTGACCAATCCCGGAGATTACCTATTCCACCCCGAGTACGGGGCGGGGCTGCCAGCCTACGTCGGCTCCAACGCCTCGGCCGATGAGGTCAGAGCGCTGATCCGCGGGCAAATGCTTCTTGAGGATGCCGTTGCACGGGTGCCTGCACCGCAGATCGCGGTCAGCCGGATCACCAACGGCATCTCCGTGCAGGTGAGCTACAACGACGCCCCCAGCGGTCAACCGGTCACGCTTTCTTTCACTGTGAGCCAGTAAATGCCCAACGTCACGTCCAAGAGCTTTACCCAACTCGTCGCGGACATGGCGACGGCCGTTCAGGGCAAGGCGGCAGCACTGATCGACTTCGCCATTGGCTCGATTCTTCGCAGCATTGTCGAATCGGTCGCCGCGGTCGCCGTCTGGCTTGAAGGCCTGATCCTGCTGCTTCTACAGACGACCCGTGCGTCTACATCCGGCGGATCGGATCTCGACACATGGATGGGCGATTACGGCATCACGCGCCTTAGTGCGGTGGCGGCTACCGGGCAATGCACGTTCGCCCGCTTCACCACGACGATGCAGGCGGTGATTCCAGTCGGCACACTGGTGCAGACCTCGGACGGATCGCAGCAGTTCAAGGTGATCGCCGATTCATCGAACGCGGCCTATAGCTCCACGCTGGGCGGCTACGTCATCGCGGCGGGCACCGGAAGCATCAGTGCGCCAGTGCAGGCGGTTGTCGCCGGATCGGCGGGCAACGCGGCAGCAGGCTCCATTACCGTCATCGCGCAAGCGATCCAGTACGTCGATACGGTGACCAACAGCCTCAACTTCACCAATGGCTTGGATGCCGAGACGGACGCAGCCCTGCGCGCGCGCTTCGTCGCCTACATCGCCAGCCTGTCCAAAGCGACGAAAACTGCGATCGGCGAGGCCGTCCTTAGCTTGCAGCAGGGCGTCTCCTACTCGCTCACCGAGAACTTTGCATACAACGGTACCCAGCAACTTGGTTACTTCTACGTGGTGGCCGATGACGGTTCTGGCAGCCCTGGTTCGACGTTCCTATCCAGCGTGTCGAATGCCATTGACGCGGTTCGGCCGCTCACCTCGACCTTCGGCGTATTTGCACCCGTGACCGAAACGGCCAGCGTCGTCATGACGGCGACCATCGCTCCCGGCTATGACCCGGTAGCAACCAAGGCGCTCATCAAAACAGCCGTGCAGTCGTTTCTCGCGGGCCTAACCCTTGGCGTCAACCTGCCCTATAGCCGACTGGCCCAGGTGGCCTACGACGCCTCGCAGGGTGTATCCAACATCACCGGCCTGACGCTCAACGGCGGCACTTCCGACCTCACGGTGACCGCGCAGCAGCGCGTGATTGCCGGAACGGTGACGGTGAACTAGATGACGGGCGATCAAGCAGACATCTTCGCGCGCCTCAAGGGCTACCTCCCGACGCGCTGGTTCGGCAGTGCGTCTGACTCCACGCCAATCCTCGACGCGGTGCTGACTGGCATTGCGACGTGCCTCAGCTTCATCTATAGCCTCTACGCCTACACCAAGCTCCAGACGCGCATTGCCACGGCGACGGATGGCTGGCTCGACATGATCTCGGGCGACTTCTTCGGTCTTGCGTTACCGCGGAAAACGGGTGAATCGGATAACTCCTTCCGGTCGCGCATCCAGGCGAACTTGCTGCGCCCGAAGGCGACACGCGGAGCAGTCACACAAGCACTTGTAGCGCTGACGGGGCGAACGCCGGTCATCGTAGAGCCCGCGCGGCCGGCGGATACCGGCGCCTATGGTGGGCCGAGCATCGGCTACGGTGCCGCAGGCGCCTATGGCTCCATGCTTCTTCCATACCAGTGCTTCATCACGGCTTACCGGCCGCACAGCAGCGTCGGCATCGCCAGCGTTGCCGGGTACGGCATCTCGACGGGTGGATACGGCCAAGCCTCGCGGGCCGAATATGCAGACATCACGGCTTTCAACGCGGGCGTAACAGACACCGACATTTTTGCAGTGATCGATGCGGTTAAACCCGCAGCGACCATCGCCTGGACACGAATCGAAAACTGACCGCATCACGTCTCACCCTTCCTCAATCCCGCCTTGTGCGGGATTTTTTTGCCCTGGAGAAAGCTATGGATCGCATGACCGTCTACCCCGGTGCCATCCCTTTGGAAACCGATCTGCTAAACACCAACCGCAGCATGATGATCGCGATGGGCAAGCTCGCCAAAGCGATGTTTGGCACGGGTGGCGTCGTCAACGGTCTGGCGGTCACCGCGCAGTCGCCGGCTTCGCTTTCTGTGAACGTCGGTCAGGGCGAGATTTACCAGCTTGAAAACGTGGACAGCACGGCGTATTCGTCGCTCCCCGCTGACACGACTGACCAGATCGTGAAGCAAGGCATCCAGCTCGGCACGGTCGCGCTGTCCTGCCCGGCGCCGTCAACTGCAGGCTACTCGATCAACTATCTGATCGAAGCCACGTATCAGGAATCCGACATCAACCCGGTAGTGCTTCCCTACTACAACGCCAGCAATCCGACTCAGGCGTACAACGGCCCGAACAACACGGGATCGAGCAACACCACCACGCGCGCAGGACAGGTTGCGCTTGTCGCAAAGGCTGGCATCGCCGCCACGACCGGAACGCAGACCACGCCGGCAGTCGATGCGGGGTATATCGCGCTTGCCGTGGTGACCGTCGCCAATGGGCAGACGCAGATCACCAGTGGAAACATCGTCGCGCAAACGGGCGGCAACCTCCTCTCGCAGCCCGTATCGACCGGCCGCCTCATCAACGTTCAGACATTCACTTCAAGCGGAACCTATACCCCGACTCCTGGGACAAACAGCATCGTTGTTGAAGGCGTGGGCGGCGGCGGCGCTGGCGGTGGCTCTCCGGCCTGCTCCAGTGGGCAGGCGACCGGCGGCGCTGGTGGCGGCAGCGGTGCCTACTTCAAGACGCGTTTGACGAGCGGATTCTCCGGCGGGGTGGCGGTCACCATTGGCGCGGGCGGCGTCGGAGCTTCCGGTGTCGCGGGAACCAGCGGAGGCACGACATCGTTTGGGGCATTTGCCAGCGCACCTGGCGGTGGCTTTGGCACGGCAGGTAGCGCAACGTCGACGTTCCCGCAAATCAATGGCTATGGTGCGTCCGCCAGCGTGGCAACCGGCGGGTCACTTATCAATGCCGGCGGTGGCCTGGGAAGCTCGTCGTTCGCACTCGGCCCTGCTGCGGCGATCAGTGGAAGCGGCGGAACGTCCGAGTGGAGCGGCAATGCGAACTCGAAAATCAACACGACCTCACCCGGTGTCAATGCCTCTGGTCCGGGTGGCGGCGGATCGGGCGCCTTGACCATGGCTAATGGTGCGGCGCAGACCGGGGGTAATGGCGCACCGGGTCAGATCATCGTCTACGAATACGCCTGAGTTCGAGCCGCGGTTCGGGTCGTGCGACAATTGGGCAAAGCCTCATAGGGGATTGAAATGAAGGCCAGCGTTTTTGCTACTTGGCTGCTTGCCGTGGCGGCCTTTCTTTCGACCGGGAGCGGTTTAAAAGCTCAGGTGCTGGCGCCTCAGATAGGCGTCTATTCGATGCAGCAGATGCCGGTGATGACACCTTCCCCGGCGCCTGCCTGGGACTCCATCGATGTCGCCAATCCTGCGATCTTTCCCTGGCAAGGCCAGTTGGTCGACTACTACTCAGGCTGGAACGGCTCGCTCTGGCAAACCGGTGTCGCCGTATCGAGCGACGGCGGTGTTTCGTGGACCAAGATGGGAAACCCCGTGCTTTCGCCTGGGTCCGGCGGGTGGGCCACGCAATACATCGCAGCGAACGGCAGCGCGATCATTTTCAACGGTCAGGTCTACTACTACTTCCACGGGCTGGATGCCAACGGCGTAACCAAGATCGGGCTAGCGACTGCTCAAACGGCACACATGCTGACGATGACGGCCTTGGCAAACCCGGTGGTCTCCCCGGGGCCCCCTGGCGCCTATGACGATCTGGGCGTTGCCGATCCCTACGTGATCAAGGTGGGGTCGCAGTTGTGGATGTATTACCTGGCCTACAACCACAACTACGTTTTCACCATCGCGCGAGCGGTATCGAACGACGGTGTGAACTGGACGAAAGACCCTGCGGGCGAGATTTTCAGCGGAACAGGATCGGACTACGACGCCGCGGGCGCCGGTGAGCCCTGTGTGTTCTATAGCCAGGGCTACTGGTACATGATCTACACGGGTAACACGTCGACGAGCTATCGCTCGCTGATGTGGGCGTGGTCCTACGACGGGCAGCATTGGACGAAAGGCGGCCTGCTCATGCCCCAGAACATGCGGCCGACGTGGGCATCGCAGGCGATGGCCGATGCGATGGTGGTTCCCTCTGGCAAGGACGATGGCATGTTCTACCTGTGGTACTTGGGTGGCAACGTCGCTCAGAGTTCGCAAGGCATGAACGGCCAGATTGGCATGATGACCATCCATGTCACGGGCAACGGCCCGTAGCAGCGCCGGCCGACGCACACTGTCGGAAACGGCCTACAGCGCTGCCGTGCGGGTTTGCGCAAACTGAGCTCGCCCCGGGGTTCTGGCGGCCAGCCGAGCAGTCTTGCTTGCGTCAGCCGATAACCGGGGCGATCCGTTCCTGAGACGGTGCGGGCGTACCCTCGCGCCATGTCCTGCCCGCCGATCTACTGGCAAACCGTGTGCCGGGGCTCCGTGACCTACGGGCGCCTGCGTGACGTTTGCGGACCTTGCTTTGCCGTGATCGGTCCCTGTGTCGGCCATCTTGCCGGGCTGTACTCAGTCAAGATCAGTCGCAAAGACCATCCGGAGTTGTGGGCCTACGCCGGGTCCGTCGAGCAGGCCAAGCGGCACATCGAGCGATGGGCGCGGAGCCACTGGCGGACGGTGGTTTGAGCCTTCGGAAATCCGGGCAAATTCCGGGCAACTGATGTTGCGAAGGCTTGGAAATGGTGGCCGGGGACGGAATCGAACCGCCGACACGGGGATTTTCAAGCCTGCCGCCATGTTACTAAGTGTTGATTTCTAAAGCAATGTTTGTTTCTTGACCGGAGCGCCTGTAACGCAAGAAAGCGGGTTTGCAAGGCATTGCCCTAGGAACGCTCGGGCAAATTCCGGGCAAATCCTTCGACCCTCGCCGCGTCGCTCGCAAGGTGTTCCGGGGACAGGTGGGCGTAGCGCAAAACGGACTGGATTGAGCGCCATCCGCCAAGCTCCATGAGCGTGCGCAGGGACGTACCAGCCATGACGTGCCAGCTTGCCCAGGTATGCCGCAGATCGTGCCACGTGAGTGGCGCGATGCCTGCACGAACTTGGGCCGCCTTGAACCCGTGATTGTTGGCCCTGTCATAGGGCTTGCCTTTCTCGTTGGGAAACACCCAGCGACCGTGCTTTCCCTGCTGGGCCTTCAGCACGTCAATAGCGTCCCGGTTGAGCGGTATACCAATGGCCTTCTTGGCCTTCGCGGCGCCCGCCTTGACCCACATCACCCGACGCGACAAATCCACCTTGCCCCATTCCAGCCGCAACACGTTCTGCTCGCGCAGGCCCGTGGCGAGCGAGAACAGATACATGGGCTTCAGGTGATCGGACAGCTTGTCATAGAGAGCCTCTGCCTCATCCTT